CGGCGCTGTGCTGCTGGAAGAACGGCGACGCCGGCAGCGCGAACAGCAGATTCCAGATCGCCGCGTCGAGGTCTGCGCGCTCCACCTTGTCGCCATCGGCAACGTCGTCAAGCACTTGGATGCAGTCGTACAGCGCGAGCAGCCACTCCACCGCCGGGGGCGGGAGCCGGAACACTTGCTCGAAATTCTGACGCAGCATGGCACCTCCCGGTGGCTGCTGGCGGCCGACAGACTCAGCGGATGCCATCATACCCCTCAAGTGATCTCGCGTCCAGACACCCGCAGCGTGAGCGAGGTGGCATTGCTGGCGATGGTCGATATGAACCCGCCAGGCGCGAGCACCTGGCCCACCAGTTCGGGGCACAGGTACGTCTCGTCGGGCTGCACGGTGCGGGTGTCGATGACGAGGTTGGAGTTCCCGGCAGACCCGCCGCTGGTGACGATGTTCACCGAGAACGTGCGCGACACGGTGTCCGTGTTCGTCACGGTGGCCTTGTCGATGATGGCCCGCACGTTCGTGGCGGTGTACTGCGTGGTTTGCGTGGCCTCCATCTGCTTAGGAGGCACGAGTACGGCTACGGTTACGGTCATGATTCGACGCCCCCGATGTTGTTTGCGACTGTGAGGATGATGGACGGAATGCCCGGATGCGGAGCCACGGCACCGGAGGCCAGCAACTGCACGCCGAGGTTGGTGACGCTGAACATGAGTTCGACGTAATCCCCGGCCTTCAGGTTGAAGAAGTAGTTGAGCGACAGGAACACCTCGGCGTTGTTGCCTTTCACGCGCGCCTGGCTCGCGGAGTTCGTGACATCCGCGCCGTTGAGCCGGAACCACAGGTAGAACGTTTCATCAGTGGCAACCGTCGAGTCCAGTTGGATGCTGGTCTGGAAGTTGTAAATGCCCTCGGTGTCCACCACGATGCGTGATGTCGGGCTGCCAAGCGTCACCCCACGCGACAGATCGGTCGTGTTGAACGTGATTTCCTTGGCCGTGTTGATCACGGTCGCCGTCTGCGTCGTGGTGTCGTAGAACGACCCGTAGCGGCTGCGCTTGAACTCGCGCGGCGCGGGCGCAGTCTCCACGAAGTCGGCAATGTGCTTGAGCGCAAGCACCTGTTGCAGCGCCAAGTTGGCCTTGGCCTCGCACACCGCGAGCATCGTGCCCAGCGCCTGCTCGGCGCTCTGCACCTGATCCTGGGCCTGCACCGCAGCGGCCTGAGCCGTGCCAACCGACGCGCTGAGTTGGGCCACCACATCAGGGGCCAGCGGCTCGACCACGTTGAACAGGTTCTCGAAGGCGCGAATCTGCTCCTGATCCTTGAGGAACTGCGCCAGCTGCGAGCGGCTGAGACGAAGCGGAGGCGTCGTGGCCATCAGACGTTCAGCGGCTCAAGCCGCGCCTCCAGCCGCAGGAACGAGATGTGCGCGTCCGAGTCGCCTCGGAACCGCTGCATACGGATCGACTCCATGTTGCCCTGCTGGAACCACACCAGGCGCTTCCTCGTGTCGCCCGTGGTGCCGGCACCGATGAACCGATCCTGGCTCCAACTCATACCATCGGTCGAGTACGAGGTCGAGATCGTGGGGTTCGACCCGACAGTCACGCGCCCCGGCAGCGCCACGAGTTCCAGTTCGTGGAAGATCGCGCCCTTGGACTCGTTGTAGATGATGGGGCAGGCGAACTCCCAACGCGCCTTCTGGCCCCACTGCGTGCTTATCTTGCGGTCGAGGTAGCCCACGCGGGGCTCGCTCGGGTGGCCGACGATCCAGCGGTCGTAGCACCACACGACGTTGCGCACGGGATACTGGGCGAAGCCCACCACGTCGCTGGTGAGCGTGAACCAGATGCGCTGGCTCAGAGCCTGGCTGGCCGTGTGGTCGTACACCAGCGTGCGGTCGGGCAGATGGACGTAGAGAAGCTGGTGCGCCCGGTCGAAGCGGGCCTCCAGCTTGACATCGGCCAGTTGCGCCTCGGTGTAGGTCTGCAGCAACAGATCAACGTCCTGCGTGGCCAGCGGCACGCTGCTGGAGTTCGCCCCCAAGTAGACGCTCGGGGCCTCGTTGCGACCGCTGCCGAGGAACGCGATGCCCTCGTCCCCGAACACGCAGCAGGAGAACGTGCCGATGGTGCCGCGCATGATCTGCGCGCCGTCGATCCGCTGGAAGGGGAACAGGCTGCCGCCAATGTTGTCGAACACCTCGATGGTGTGGCGGTTCAGCGCGTAGACCTCGTTGCGGGACTTGAGCAGCGCCACCACGGGGTCGGGATCGACCTCGCTGGAGCCGTACTTGAGCGGGTTGACCTGAGTCGGGTCGCTCAGTTCGGTGACCACCAGAAACTCGCCGTCCGTGGTCATGAAGTAGCCATCCACCCACACGACATCGAGCACCGTGCCGAGATCGGGGTCGGTGACTTGGATGAGGCCGAGGGTGGACGACCAGTAGAACAGGTTCCCGCCGCTGGCGATGGCCAGGCGGTCAAACGAGTAGTCGAACGTGACGTAGCCCGTCCCGCCCACATCACCCAGCATGGTGATCGCGCCGCCTGCCGCCACGGTCACGAGCTTGGTGCCCATCACCCGGTAGCAGACGCCGTTCCACTCGATGCCGCCACGATCCGCACCCGGAGCCCCGGCCGCCAGCTCCACCACGCCATCGTGGGGGCGCAGGTACTCCTGGCTCACGCCTGAGCCCTTGGGCACGGGCATCATGTTCACCGGGAACGACACCCGGATGTCCGGGCCGTTGTCGGTGTAGATGCCGCTGACGATGGGGATTGCGGGCATGGGTTAGGGGAGGGAGATGTGGAGGGCCTTGTCTTTCACTTGGCCTCCAGCGCGGAAACCTTGGCTTCGAGTTCTTCGATGCGCTTTTGCGCTTCTTGCAGCACGGTCTGCGCGATCACCGCCATGATGGATTGCTTCACTGCCTTGGTGGCCGTGCCGGTGGGCTGCTCCACTTCCACGGTTTCGCCGGCCTCATTCGTCTTGACGACCTTCTCATAGTCGGGCGTTTCGTAGACCAACCCAGGGGAAACCTGCTCGATCTGCTGGGCGATCACGCCGAGCATCTTCTGCGAGGGGTTCGTCTTGAACGCGAAGCTGACGAACTCGTAGGCTTTGAATTTGTCCCAGTAGCTCGGAGCGGCCGCGATGTCCTGCTTCAGCTTGATGTCGGAAATGGCGCTGAACGTGCCAGTGCGGTTCTGGCATGTTCCATTCGACCAGACGATGAACTTCGACTCTGTCGCGTCCTCCGCAAACTGAAACCAGCTTGATGTGTCATTCGGCGACAGATTGGGGAAGGTCTGTCGATACAGACGCAACGTGCCGCTGGACCCTGTGTGGTAGTCACGCACGGCGGCGTTGCTGGCGTCGGCGGAATAGAACCCGTGGAAATTTCCGCTAGTCGTGACAGCAGACGGACCGGACGCCCGTAAATACGGTTGCAGGGCGAAGCCGTATACCCCATCCATCCCCATCTGTAGGAATGTCGCTGCTTTGGCGTTGCCAGGGTCGGCCATCACACTCAGCCCGCCGCCGGCATCAGTCGCAAAATCCACATTGGCGTTTGCGCTGTCAAACGCCAACGTCAGACCATTACGGTCCAACTTGACGATGTTCCTGAAGTTGCCAGTAGCCGGCGGGGTGTAGACCGTGCCGAACGTGGCGACTCCGTTTGTCCTTCCGTTGTACAGCGTTTCCGTGCAGGCTTCGATGTAGCCGCCGAACATCTGCACGATCTTGGCAAACGTGCCTTGCGAACTGACGTAGACGCCGGTTGGGGTAGCCAGCGGTGCGGTGCCGCGCGCGTTGCTGGTCGAGTTGATCAGTTCGACGTTGGTGTTGTAGAAAAAGACATCTCCAACACCTTTGGCGTAAATGCCGACGTTTCCGTTGACGAACGAGCAGTTATAGAAACCACTGCGCGTGGTGTAGTTTTGGTTGGTGCCGCTCGGCGCGGTGTTGTAGTCGTAGGGGTACGAGAACACCAGGTGCTGCGTGTTGGTGTTGCCGTGATAGTTGTAGACGGAATGGTAGAAACACCCGGACTGCCGATTGGTGGTGTCCGTAACACCCGGCTGAAAGTCCATGCCGATAAAGCAGTTCTTAATCGTAACGGAATGGCTGAGGAAATACGACTGAGATACAGGAGACGTCAACGTGACATTTCCAACATTCTCCGGCCACACGCCAATGCCAGTGACGTCTGTCTTGCCGTTGCCGTCGATGCAGATTCCGCTGATCTCCACAAACGTCGTGGACACGCGGAAGACCGCCATGCTGTTTGAGCCGGCCTTGATGGTGACCCCGCCATCTCCAACCAGGCGCAGATACGGCCGCAGGTCGTAGTTGTTGTCCCACGGGAACAGCACGCCATTGAGAATCGAATCCGAGCTCGTCGTGCCGTTGATCAGGTAGGTGCCATCGGGCACATAGACCGTACCGCGCCCGGCCGCGATGACAGCGTTGACTGCCGCTTGGAATGCAGCGCGGCTGTCCGATGCGCCCGTCGGGTCAGCGCCAAAATCCAGCACGCTCACGGTGTCGCGCAGCTTGCTCTGCACCGTGCGCGATTGTGCGTTGGTTCCGGCCTGAAGAAACCCAACCAGCGAAGAGCCGCTAGATGCGGCCAAGGTAGACAAAATAGATGCTAACGTAGCCTGATCGGGACCGTTCAATCCATCCACAGTCCACACCAACACATTCGACGCCGTGTAGAGCGCCAATTT